TCAGGATATTGTGGCAATCAGCAGCGGCTCGGACCGATCATAGGTGCCGATCTGGCGAACCCAGAGGTTGCCAGAGCCGTGAGCGAAAACCAGCGCATCAAGTTCGGTCGATGTCAGCCGTAACCATGGCTCTTCGCGTTGCCATGCAACATGCGGAGCAGCGGTCGGGCCAAATCCCACAAGATAGAGTTCGCGCTCTTCGACAAGCGGCACATTGAGCCCATCGTCCCAGCGCCACTGGCCGCGCGCTCGCCTTGTCCATTGGAAGGTTCGGGATTGGTCGCTGGCGATGGTCATGCGCGGATGAACGGGGCAGAGCGGACGTCGCGACAGGCCTGCGTTTGCGAGCGGGGCGATGACAGCATCTGCATCGCCGGTTCCGATCGCGGCTATGCGGCTCGCTGCCACGGGCGGAACCAGCAGCGGATCAAGCGGCACAAGGCTGTCATCGAGCACCACCACGGGGGTTTGCAGGGCGTGACCGAGCAAAGCCGCCGATTCGGTCCCGGCGCGACCGCGCAACAGCCCGGACAGCTGCCAGCGTCCCCCGCCAAGCGGCTCTGCACGCAAGAATTGCACCAGCTCGGCACCGATCAGCACCCGGTTCGCCCCGGCGGCAAGCCCGGCCATGTCAGTGTCGTCCAGCGCGAGATCGTCAGCGATGAGGGCAATCGAGACCGTCGCTTGCGGCTCGAAAAGGAGGCCCGGTGAAGATCGCAGTGCCTCTTCGAGCGTACCCATGATGGCGCGCTGCGTGCCGCTTGTTCCGAGCTCCACAAGGCTCGTGCCCTGCAATGCAAACAGCGCTGCACCCCGCCAGGCACTGTTGATGGCAGAAGCCGCGGCAAAGATCAGAGGTTGGGCCGGACTTGCGTTGGCGTCGGATGGAAGCTCCAGAGCGAGCAGGCGGGTTGCGGGAATTAGCAAGTCGGACGGTGGCAGGCTCTCTCCCGGATCCCCGGCCTGCGGCGAGGTGAAGCTGGGTGCCAGCCGCTCCAGTTCGAGTTCGACGCCGCGGTCGAGCCATTCCCAACTGCGCGTCAACCAGTTGCCGGGGGTGTCCGGCAGGCGGACGATACTTCCCGGAGCAATCCGCGGATCGAGCTCACCGATGCGCCACCTGATCGTTTCATGCTGCCATCGCCCGCGGTTAGCGCTTTCATTGGCTAACTGACGCGCACCCCCGGCGGTCATGGTCGCTGGCAGGTCGATAATCAGCTCGCGCCCCGCACGCCCTGCGCCCGCTGCTCGTTGGACGCCGGGCTGATAGTCGCGTTCTTCGTCATAATATCGCAATGCAGCAGGCTGCAGCGCGGGCGCGCCCGATCGCTGTTTAGCGCCTGGATCATCCCGCATCGGTCCGTCCGCCGCCAGCCGTGCGGGCAAGGTCATGATGTCCTCGCCAGCCCCGCTTCTCGGCCTGATCGTCAGGCCTTCACTGCCCGATGTGCATACCAGCGGGATAACCTGATCTATCGCCGCAAGCGTCGAGGCAAGCGCGCCACCTTCGTCGGCAAAACCGAGAGCATGGTCGAGCGATGGATCAGGCAAAGTTGGGACAGCATCGGGAACCAGCTGTGCGAGAGACACGCTGTCCTCCTGGCCTTCTGCAAAGATCTCGAAACTGAGGGCAGGGATTCGGTTGCCGTAGTCGCCCAGTTCGAGGTTTTCGAACACGACATAGGCGCAATCGCGGAATGCCGGTGCGAGGCTGCCCTTGGCAGCGGCGATCAGCGGATCGACCGGGTCGTCGCCGAAACCGCGATAAATCCGCAAGGTGCCGCCCGTTTTGAGATCGCCGAGAGAGCCGCGCAGCAGCCCGCCATCAGCCCAGATCCGTCCGACACGGGAAATCGGGGTGCTCGAAAGCGCCACGGCAAAGGATGCCGCATAAGAATAGACAACCGTGGAAGGCTGGCCCTTGCGGCCTTTCTGCTTCCGCTTGCTCTCGATCAGATCGGTCGACCAGATCACCGATCCTGGCACGCGCATTCGTCCGAATTGGCGTGGAATAGCCTGACCATAACTTGAGGTGCTGATCGCCAGTTCGCGCAGCCGTGGACCCTGCCGCGAGCCACCGCCGAAGATCCGCATGTCGACCTGCTGGCCGATCAGGGCGCCGATTGCGCCGCCGATCGGCCCGCCGAACGCGGAGCCGAGGGCCGTAAGGACCAGTGTGGCCATGAAGTCAGCCTTTCGTAAGAAGGGAGGGGCGCCATTTGGCGCGGACCTGCCAGCCGGGTTCGAGCGGTTGGCGAACCACCCGCCGAAGCCCGGCATGAGCGTGGATGACACTTCCCCCATCCACAGCGATAACGAGATGGTGCTGGCAATGTGGCAGGGTTATCAGCAGCACCTCTCCGGCGCGGATCGGCCCAGGTGAGGGCGCGAGTCCGGATCGCTCGGCCTGAGGCAGCCATTGTTCGATGGCAAGGTTGCGCAGCGTGTAACCCGCTGGCGGCACCGGCTGTCCGCCGCTGGCGGCCATAGCAGCCGAAACCAGTCCGACGCAGTCGAGACCTGTCCCGGGGTCTCTGCCATGAAGCCGGAAGGGCGTGTCCACCAGTTGCACGGCGGCCTGTACCAGCGCCTCACCCGGATCGATCATGGCTGACCATATCTGGCGAGCAGATCATTACCCGGAAGGAACGGCTCTCCCCGGAAGTTGATGGCATTGGCGAACCGCTGCGCGCAGGTGGCGATTGTATGATCGCAGCCCTCCAGCAATTCGGCCCGCGTTCCTGCCAGCGTCCCTTCCACGAGTGGCCGGTCGAGGATCAGCCAGCCATCCTCTGTCGCGACGATACCGAAGGCGACGCCGGTCTGCGGCCCCGACAGGAACCGCAGGCGGCCATCGGCATGCTGCTCTCCTGCAAGACCGTCAAAGCGCACCCCGTTGGTTTCAAGGTCGATATCGGCCAGCGTTCGGACCGTGGTGAAGCGCATGGCCGACAAGCCGCATCCACGCCCGCAGAACTCAGCCCGGCAGGTCGGGCTGGTGCGCGGCACGAGGTCCTTTTCGAGCAGGCTCTTGCTGGACTTCAACTCGGCGGCGAATTGCGTGCCGTCGTCTTCGATCCGCCCGATTGAGCCGGTGTAAAGCGTCTGGTGCTCAAGGCGGGACCAGTCGACCGCTCCGATCTCAATCGCTGCCTCGTCGAACAAGCCTGCGGCAAGATCGGCGGCGCTGATCGAATCATGGTTGAGTGCCCCTTGCACTTCAGCGCTGTCGTTCGTGAGTTCAGCCGTAAGCCGGATCGCGGCCGGGACCATGCCTGGGGCTGCGAGATGGCGGATGCCGCCAAAGACCAGATCGCGATCATGGCTGGTGAAGGCCAGCGCAGCGCCATCGCGGCGATAGATGCGCCAATAGGTCGCCACGGTGTCGAGCTCGCGGTCAAAGAACACGCGCATCATGCCGCCTCCCTGATCTCGATGAGCGGAACCGAAGGGGCCTCCCCTGCCGCAAAGTCGACTGCCGAGATGTCGAGCCGGTCTTCGGCAAAGCGCACCGGCACATCGAACCGAAATCCTGCGCGAACTTCGGCTCCTGCCGCAGGGGCGACAAGCAGGCGCAACAGGCCTTTTTCACCCAGTGTCCAGGCTGTGGACGCAGCCCCGCCGATGCTGACCAGCAGGGTTTCGGGCCTGGGGCGCGTAATCGGGCGAACCTGTGGTTCGGCCCCGCCATAGGACTTCACCAGTTGAAAGTCGGCAGCGAGGCCGTCGCCGATGCCGATCAGCTGATCGAGCATCGTTGGCACACCCGTCATCCCGTTGGAGCTGTTGTCAAACGGGTCCATGATCCTGAAGCCTCGCGCCGGCCCGCGGCGAGCGCGGAAGAAGGCGATCAGTTCGGACAGTTCCGCTTCCGAGCGGATGCCCGGCCCGACATCGAAGTGAAGCCTCGCATCGGACCACAGTGAGTTGCGTCGTTCATGCCCGGAGGCCGTGACCGCGATCGAGGTCGAGAATTCTGGGGCGACCGAGGCGCTGCGTCCCAGGGCGAAGGGATAAAGCACGTTATCGAACGGGTTCATGGCTAGCTCCGATGCGGGGGCGAGGCGGGTGTAGCCATCGCGGTTGACCTGCGGCAGCGCCCAGACGTAGCGCCGGGTGATGCCGCGCGCGGCGGCCTCGTCGATCCCCTGGTCTATCCGGGTCCAGAAGCTTTCGGCATCGCCCGGATCGAGGACGAAGCCGCCGAGATAGTCCTGATCCGCCAGAGCATATCCGAGCTGCGCATCGACGAAGGCATAGGCCGCCCGCCGCGCGGCATCGGCCCCCGCGGTGAGCCAGTCGTAATCTTCGAGCTGCAACCGGTCGAACGCCGGCGCGGCCCATCCGGCCGGCAGGTTGGCGCGGTGGAGTTCGGGCATATCCGCCGATAGGATCGTTGGGGTGAAGGCCAGCAGCAACACCTCGGCTTCGCCCTGCGCAATGGCCCGGATGGCTGCCGTCAGCGAGGCGGTCGATTGCGCCAGCAGCACCCCCGCCATGTCGAGCAGCGCAAGCGCGGCGGCATCGAGCGGTGCGCCCATATCGGCGATTACCGGAGGGCTGCCGCCGAACGCAGCCCTCGCGGCCTCGTCATAGAGGCAAATCTCGCGGTCAGGCGTGACCCACCACCACGGCTCGCCGATCTGAAAGCGCACTGGCTGGTCTGCCTCTTCCAGCAGCACAACGAAAGCGGCGGCTGTCTTGGCCAGCCACGCCATTGCCTGAGGCTGGGCCGGTGACAGCAGGCTCGATGGAGGCACCCACCCTGTCAGTGCAGGCGCGCCGCTCGCGGTGCGCTGTTTCCAGCTATCGGGGCAATAAGCGTCGAACAGCTCATATGAGAGTGACGCGATCACTTCGAGCTCGGCGGCTCGTGCCAGTTCGAACAGGTTGGCGTGCCACCGGGCCGCCGGGGTGCAGAGCTCTCCGCCTGGCGTGGCTTTGAGGCTGCCGTCCGTCTCCCGGGCGAGCCGCATGAAGTGGCTCATCCCGACATAGTGGACGATGTCGTCGCGGTAGCCGAGACCGATTACGCCGCGCAGTAACCGCGCCGGGGTCTGGTTATAGGCATCGTCATAGGCGGTCGCCATGCGTTCGCCATGCGGGGGCAGCAGCACGTCGCCCAGTTCAAGCATGGCGCGCGCGCCACCGGCATTGATGTCGGACATCACTACCGAGCCATTGAAGCGGCTCGCGAGCGGGGCGGTGCTTCCCGGCACGTAGCCCGGCGCAACCAGCGAGATGAACATCCGGTCGATGTCGCTGGCATGAATGGGCTCGCCCGGCAGGCCAAAGCCGCTCTCCAGCGTCGAAAAAGGCAGGGTGATGCGCGCGTCGACCGGCGTGCCTTCGGCGTAGTTCCACAGCCGGACATACCAGATGCGCGGCTGTCCCGCCGCATCGCGCCCTTCGATTGTCAGCGTCGGGCCATTGGGCTGATCCAGAGCAATCGTGCCCTGGGACTGCCACCTGAAGCTGAGGGTCGTGTGCGAATAGTCGCGATCAGTCTGATAGGCGAGGAGCGGGTGATCGAGCGTGTCGGCGCTGTCCCAGATCAGCCCTACCAGTTCGCCTGCATGATGCAGTTCCAGATCGATCCGCAGCGCATCCGGCGCAAGGGTCACCACCGATGCCATTGCCGGGCGGGGAAAGTTGACGGTCCAGAACCGTGGATCGAAGCGCTGGATGAAGGTGCTTTCCTGCGCGCGGCGCTCACGTGTCAGCCAGAATGCCATAGCCGTGCTCCTGCGTCAGAACTGCTGGAGCGAGCGCCGCACGGCACTAGCGATCTGGCGCGATGAACGCTGCATCGCGGTCGGTGCAGCCTGACCTCGCGGTACCGCGACCGATATTGCGACGCGCACATCGCGTCCCGGAGCTGTGGGGCCGGTTTCAACCCTTCCTGCGGAGGTCGGTACAAATACCTCTGGCCCGCGCTCACCCACCAGATAGGCCCTCCCCGGTGCGACCGGGCCTCCGGTGGCCCGCCCCGGCAAACCGAATAGTGCGCCGATGCTGTTGCCGAGCAGATTGCCGAGCCCGCCCCCGCCGCTGGCTCCGCCGCTGCCGAACAGGCTGGCAAGCCCCGATTGCAGGGCATAGGATGCAATCTCATTGAGAGCGTTGAAGGCCACACGTTTGAGATCGTCAAAGCCCAGACTTCCCCGCCGCAATGCTGCCAGCAGGCCATTTTCGAGCACATTGCCTGCCCGCCCGAACCCATCGAGCAACGACCCGTCGAGCGATCGGCGCATGGTCTCCACATCGCTGGCAAAGCCATCGGTGCGGGCGCGCACATCGATCACGAGTTCTTCGAAACTGTCATTCATGGTCGTCGCGCTCCATCATTCGGGCAATCAATTCGCGGCTGGGCGGGGGGAAGGCTGCGATGGGCTCAGGTTCGGTCAGCGCCATCGCCAGTTCGGCTGGCGTCGCGCTCCAGAATTCGGCTGGTCGCCAGCCGAGCAGCCGCGCCGCTAGGCCTGCCCAGCGGGCCGCTGCTTCGGCGAAGGTTGCCATCATGCCTCGCCCTGCAGCACCTGCGCCAGCACGGCGCGGACCGGCTGGGTTGCCCCGACCATGCCCATCGCCAGCACCGCCTGCCCCACGGCGATCCGATCAGGCCGGCCATCAAGCGGCAGGCAATGCCATAGCAGCGCAGTCATTTCGGTCAGCGTCAGCGCGCCGCCTGCCGCGCGTTCCACCAGGGCGAAGAGAGATCCCAGTTCAGCCTCGGCCAGCACCAGATTCTCGAAGCTCGGTCGCAGCACGTAATTCACACCCGCAACCGTCAGCGCGCCCTCGCCGCGCAGGGGATTGGCGGCGGCGATCATGCCGTCACGACCGGGCCGGAGCTTTCCAGCTGGAGCGTGTAGCTACGCTCGCCGTTGAAATCCCCGGCATAGTCCAGCCGCTGGACAAGGAACCGTCCGCGCAGCTTCTCGCCATCCTCAAACGAGAGTTCATAATCGTCGAGCGTTCCGGCAAGGGCATGGGCGCGCACTGCGCTTTCGGCGGTGCTGCCAAGGAAGATCCCGGCGGCACTTACGGAAACTGAGCGGGTGCCGGCACCGGACAGCAGATCGCGCCATCCGCCCGACTGTTTGTGGGTTACGACCACCGTGTCGCCATTGATCGACATCTGCGTGGTGCGCAGGCCAGCGATGGTCTGATAGGTCGGGGGGGAGGCCCCGTCAGTGATCTTGAGCAGAAAGGCGGCGCCGGATTGTGCGGGCATGGGGCTCACTCCTGAATGGGTATGAAGAGACGGAAGCGGAATTCGATCAGCGCCGCGCGCCGATTGTCGGCTCGGGCCTCGCTGCGGGCGCGCAGAAAGCGGATCGAGGCGATCTCGAATCCGGGATGGAAGGGTGGCAGGTCGAGCACACGGCGCTCGATCGCTCCAAGCAAGTCCGCATCGCCGCTGGTGAGGTCGGTGCGGCTTTCGAGTTCCAGCGCAACGCGAATCTCGCGCCCCGGCCGGTCCTTCGTGCCCCAGTCGGTTGAAGCGCTCGCCGCTATGCCGAGCCAGGGAGGACTCGCGCTGACCGGGGCCTCCTCTTCGATCGCGTTGATCCCGGCGAGAGCCGGATCGTTGCTCAGCCAGGCGATCAATGCGGCGCGCAGATCATTTTCCATCGGGGCGGTCTCCAAACAGATCGGGCCAGAGCGCGGCGGCCGAGTGCCAATCCGTCCGGTGCGTGCGCTGCCGCCGGTTGATGATCTTGACCCGTTCGGCGACCAGCCGTCCGGCCTTTGCGCGCAGACGCTGCGACAACTGGCCGGTGCGCGCTGCCGCGCGGATCATCCGAACCTCACATCGCGCCAGGGACGCCACAAGGCGGTGACGCTGGCTGGGGGCACGGCGCTCGCCTTGCCCTCGCGGTCGCGATAGTAGTGGGCGGCGAGGCGGATGATCCCTTGCCTTAGCGGCGCCGGCAGGCCGTCCCACTGCGCGGCGATCCCCACCACCAGCTGAAGCGCCACTCCACTGCCTTCGAGCGGGTGCAGCAACTGGACGCAGGCACTCCTGCCGATCCTCATTTCAATCGTGTCCAAAGGAATTGTCAGCGTCTGGCGGGTGCCATCGGCTGCGATCAGCGCGGCGCCGGTAAGGCCTTGGACGGGCCGGGAGACAAGCTCCTGCCAGCCCGCCGCAATCGGGATCACCTCCTCGACCGTCTGGCTCAGCGGGGCCTGACCAGTGAAGGCCTCACAGATGGTAATGCTGGTTTCTAGCAGCCCGGTCAGGGCGGCATCGTCATTGGGGCGGCTGATCCCGAGCCAATGCTTGAGCTCGGCCAGCGCAGCGCCGTCAAGCACCGGGGGCTGCACGATTGTCCGCTGCATCGCGGTTTCTCCCAGAATATGAGACAGATAGAGTGCGCCCGCACCGCGGAGTCAGGCGAGGGGAACGGCCTGTGCGATGCGGGCGCGAGATACCGGCCCGGGAGCGATGCGCGCTCGACCGGGCCGGGACAGCGAAGCCTGACCGGGGCCTAGGCTTCGATCTTCAGCAGCTTGATCGCGTTCGAATCGAGCACCTTCCCGCCGATCCGCTTGGTCGCGTAGAAATGAACGAACGGCTTGTTGGTGAAGGGATCGCGCAGCACCCGCGTGGCGCTATGCTCGGCGATGATATAGCCGTGGCGGAAGTTGCCGAAGGCGATCGGGAACGCACCGCCGGCCACATCGGGCATGTCCTCGGCCTCGATCACCGGATAGCCGAGCAGACGGTCGGGCTGGCCTTCGACGAGGCCCGGTTGCCACAGGAACGCTCCGTCGGCTGTCTTGAGCTTGCGGACGCCTGCCAGTGTCGCCGCGTTCATCACGAAGACGGCGCCCTGCCGGTGGCCGGACTTGAGCGAATGGATCAGATCGATCAGCCTGGCATCAAGCGCGGAGCCGAGGCCGGTGGCGCTGCCCGAACCGATGTATTGGAGCGTGCCGAACGCGCGCACACCGTCCTCGGCCGTCGCCTTGGCACCGGTGAGGAAACCTTCGGGCTGGTTGGTGCCGGTGCCCTTGACGAAGGCCATGCCCTCGGCGCGAGCGAATTCCAGCGCGATCTCGTTCGCCAGCCAGGTTTCGATATCGAAGGCCGCATCATCGAGCATCGCCTGACTCGCCGCCGGATTGGCATAGAGATCGCCCGAGGGCGGCGCGATTTCGGCGAATTGCGGCGTTTCGGTGAGCGGCCGCGGAGCTGTCTCGCTGACCCAGCCCGAAGCGATACCGCCAGTGGCGACCAGCTTGCGATAGCCGGCCGTGCCGGTCTGCACGACCTGAGCGATAGCCCGGATCGGGCTGATGTCAGCGAGCTGTGCGGCAATCGCGGCGTCGATCTGGCGCGGTACGGCAAAGCCGCCGTCGCCGGGGGTGGCGCCGTTGATCGACTTCAGTTCGGTCTCCCGGCCGCGTCGCAGATAGCCATCTACAAAGCCCTTGACCTCGTTCGCATCGCCGGCGGGTGCGCCGCCGATGGCCGGTCGGCTGGCGGCGCGTGCAACCTTGTCGAGCCGCGATTTCACTTCGTCGACATCGCCGCGCAGAGTGGCAATCTCGGCTTCGGCCTGGTCCTGACGGGCGACGATGTCGAAGCTCGCTTCAAGCGGATTGGCGGCAGGAGTCGTGGTGGTGGGTGTATCGGTCATAGGGGCAGTGGCCTTTCAGTTGGGCAGGAAAAAGGCCGCCCCAATGGCGGCCGGTGGGAGAGGGACTTGTGCGGGAGCCGTTCAGGCGAGCAGATGAACCCGCGCCATCGGGTGCAGCGGGTGCGTGACGAGGCTGACTTCGAACAGATCGACATCCAGCAGTTCGCGCCCGGCCGGTGAATGCCGCGCTGTGCGGGTGCGGAAGCCGAAGCTGAGTCCGCTCACCTTGCGAAGCGCGAGCAATTGCGCCGCGCGGCTGTGCAGCCGGTCAATCCGGGCGATCACTCTGAGGCCGCGTGCGTCTTCGGCAGCGTGCTCGATGACCCCGATGGGCTGGTCGGGACGGTGCTGCCAGAACAGCGGCAGCGGTGCGGTGCGCGCCGCCAATGTTCGCGCAAAGGCACCGCGCCTGATGGTATCGCGACCGGCATCGGCTATGTCGAACAGGGCGGCATAGCCGGCAAAGCGCGCTGGGGCTGGCGCTGCGGGACAGCCGTTCACAGCATGTCCCACGCGCCGAGCCGCACCGCGATCCCGATCAGCAACAGCGCCAGCGCGCCGCGCACGATCCAATCGACCAGCGCCTTCCACGCGCTGGTCTTGGCATCGCGCCAGGCGCGCAGCAGCTCGCGCAGTTCCATCAGGTCGCCCTCGGCCCCGGCATCGCCGAGGCCGAGCCGTTCAAGCACGCGGTCGGTGGCGAGCACGCTCGCTTCCTCCACAATCGCGCGCAAGGTCACCAGTTCGGCCCCTTCCTCGCGCGCTTGGGCCATCAGGCTGGCGAGAATGTCTTCGCGGCTCATGGGGCAGTCTCCTCAGGGCTCAGGCCCAGCATCAGGCGCTTTTCGGCGCGGCTCAGAAAATCGGCATCGGAGACCTGCGACCACAGCCGCTCGCGGTCTTCCGAAAGGGCCGGGACCCGGTCGAGATCGATCCTGAGCTCGGCATCAGGGAACCACGGGCCGAGCCCTTCGCGCAGGGCTGCCAGCAGCTTTTCGGCCAGCGGCAGCAGCGTCAGCCGCCACAGCGCGCGGCTGGCCTCGCGGTAGTTCGAATAGGTGTTGTCCCCCGGCAGCCCCAGCAGCATCGGCGGCACCCCGAAGGCGAGCGCGATGTCACGCGCCGCCGCACTCTTGAGCGTGGCGAAATCCATGTCCGCCGGGCTGAGCGCCATGGTTTGCCACTTGAGCCCGCCGTCCAGCAGCATCGGTCGTCCCGCATTGCCAGCGCCGGAAAAGGCCGTATCGAGCTCGCGCTTCAGGCGTTCGAACTGTTCGAGGGTCAGCGTTGCGCCGTCGCCTGTCTCGTAAACCAGTGCGCCCGAGGGCCGCGCCGCATTTTCCAGCAGGGCACGGTTCCAGTGGGTCGCGGCATTGTGGATCAGCACCGCCTGCCATGCCGCCTCCAGCGCCCCGGCGCCGCAGTAATCGTCAAGCGGGTGCATCGCCCGGATCACGATCAGCCCGGGCCAGCCGTCCTCGTCCTCGATCGGGAGGCGGGTGGTGTGGTCGCCGACCTTGTAATCATAGGCGCAGGGCCAACCCTTTCCATCCAGCACCACGTGGACCCGGTCAGGCCGCAGTGCGAACAGTTCCACCGGCGCACCCGCGGCATCCCTCAGGATCTGCACATAGCCATTGCCGTGCAGCAGCAGATTGGCTGCCAGCGTTTCGATCAGGGATTGGCCCGCGCTTGTGGCCGCGACCAGCGTGGCAAGGCGCGGATCGGAGCAGTGCAGCGGCGCCTGGCCGATCCCCTCGGCGATAAGGCGAACCGAACGCTGGGCGATGGGATTTGCGAGGAACCCTTCGCCCACCGCACAGGCGTAGTCATAGCTGCGCGCAGCCTGACGGGCATCGAAGGCCGGGTGCCAGTTCTGCGCTGTGCTGCATGACAGAGGCACACGGCTGCGCTCCCCGCCCTTGAAGGCGGAGCGGAAGATATCGAGCAGGGGCATGGGGGTTCCTTTGGTTAGATCTGACGCACGCTGGGGCTGCCGCTGCGTCCCAGCAGAAGCTCGCTCATGGCCCAGACCAGCGCATCGGCACGGTCGGGACTGTGACCGGGGCCGGCATAGGTGCCGCCCGTCAGCAGACCGCAAAGCTGATCTTCCAGCCGGGCGAACTGGCCGGCGTGACGCACCCGTCCTGTGGCATAGAGCGCCGCGACCGGCTCTGCCCGGGCGATCTTGCCGCGGCTGGCGTGGACCAGCTTGATCGGCAGCGCCTGATCGGCCGCGCGCAGCACGCTTTCGACCATCGCGCCGCCCTGATTGGCTTCGGCCACGACCCGTTCTGCGTCCCATTGGCGGGCGGCTTCGGCCACCTGCCGAGCCCATTGTGCGGGCGTTGCGCCGTTCATCGAGCAATCGGCCAGCACCCGGCCGATCCCGTCATCTCCGAGCGCGGCGACGATGATACCGCATTCGTCACCGCTCGTGCCGGCCGGTGGATCGACAGCGACCACCACTCTGACATGGTTCGGCACAGGGCCGTGTTCACGGTTCTCTTCGAGCAGCGAGCGATTCCACAGCGCGCCCTCGATGTCATCGAACAGCTCGCCGTCGATCTCCTGCCGGGCGAGCTGCGTGCCGCCGAATTCGCTGGCGACAGCATCGATGAAGCGCGCGGCGAGGTTTTCGGTATTGTCCAGGGTCGATCCGCGGGTAATCGCAACCTCCCCGCTGGCCACCTGCGCCACCAACCGCCGCACCAACGGGACGGCACGCGGCGTGGTGGTGACGGCGATGCGCGGATCGTTTCCAAGCCTGAGGCCGAGCAGCAGGTTGTCCCAGCAGCGCGTTGCCCGTTCATGGGCCAGTGGCCATTTCCCGATCTCGTCGCACCAGGCGTGGCTGTGCTGCGGGCCGCGCAGACTTTCGGGCTCAGCCGCCGAAAACAGCTGGGCCTGCGCCCCGCTCTTGAAGCGAACACGATGGAGCGAGGGCTCGAAGATCGGCTTGTGGCCGGGACGGCAGATCGCCAGCAGCCCGCTTTCGCCTTCCACCATCACGGCCCGCGCCTCGGCAAGCGAGGAGGACACGAGTGCAATCCGTGCGTCGGGATTGCTGTCGGCGATCATCCGCACCCACTCGGCCCCGGCGCGGGTCTTGCCGAAACCGCGCCCGGCCATGATCATCCAGATGCGCCAGTCGCCCGGCGGGGGGAGCTGTTCCTCGCGCGCCTGATATTCCCACAGATAATCGAAGCCGTTGCGTTCGTTCCGATCGAGGGCTTCGCTGAGTTCGCGCCGGAGCCTGTCACCATCTTCGGTGCAGTCCGCCATCATCTCTTCGTAGGGGCCGGTCATGCGGGCTTGCCTTCAGCGGCGGCCTTCTGGCGGGCGATGCGCCGCCGGATGTCCTCGATCTTGCGGTCGATCGAGGCGCGCACTTCGGCGGCGGTGACATCGCGCACCTCGCCTGCTCCACGTGCGACACTGTCGCGATGGGCGGCGAGCAGGCGGATGGCGTTGGCAAAGTCGAACTTGCCGTCATCGCTTGTCTTGCCATCGCCAGCGCGCAGGCGGCGCAGCACCTCCATTTCAAGGTGGAGATAGCCCTCGGCCAGCGCCTCCTGCCACAACCGGGCGAACTCGGTTTCCTCGCGCCGGACCTTGTAGGCGCGGCTGGCGCTGATCCCTGCCTTTTCGGCAGAGGCGCTGACGTTCGAGCTTTCGGCGAGGTGATCGAGAAACAGGCGGCGCCAGTTGTTGTTGATGCGCCCGCCTTCACCTTCCTTGAGTGAGGGGCGGATGGCGATACGCTTGCCGGGCGGCTTGGCCATAGGGGCTCTCCTGTCTCGCAAACGAAACAGGCGGCACTCCACTGGGGAGCGCCGCCTGCTGGCGAATCGCTATTTTTCGATGATGCCCTTTTCTAACCAAAGAGCGTCACGATGTCAAGAGAAATAACCAGATTGGTTATTTGAAGAGCCGTTTAGATAATCCCGATCGCCTTTCCTGCGCGTTCGAACATCCCGAGGATGGTCTGCACCTGCTCGGCGGAATGCTCAGCGCACAGCGAACAGCGCAGCAGGGTCATGCCCGCAGGCGTCGCCGGGGGACGGGCGAGGTTGACGTAAAGGCCCTCCTTCAAAAGCGCCTCCCACATCATCGCGCCCTTTTCGAGATCGGGCATGATGACGGCGATGATCGCGCTCTGCGGGGTTTCCGTGCCGAGCTGGAAGCCCAGCTCGCGCAGGCCTTTGTGCAGCGTGCGGCTGTTCTCCCACAGATGCGCGCGCTTGTTGCCGCCGTGCATCAGCTTGCGGATCGAGGTGGCCGAACTTGCCATCACGCTCGGCGGCAGGGCGGCTGTGAAGACATAGGGGCGGCACACAAGGCGCAGCACTTCGAACTTCGGATGGTTGGAAACGCAGAAGCCGCCGACAGTCCCGACGCTCTTGGAGAACGTGCCGATGATGAAATCGACGTCATCCAGCACGCCCTGTTCCTCGGCGACGCCCCGACCATGTTCGCCGATGAAGCCCATCGAATGCGCCTCGTCGACCAGCACCATCGCGCCGTGCGCCTTGGAAATGCGGACCATTTCCTTGAGCGGGGCAACATCGCCCATCATCGAATAGACGCCTTCCAGCACCACCAGCTTGCCCGCGCCTTCGGGCACACGCTTCAGCCGCTTTTCCAGTGCTTCGATGTCATTGTGCTTGAACGGCACGACTTCGGCGTCGCCCATCTTGCAGCCGTCCCAGATGGAAGCGTGGCTGTCGATGTCGAGGATAATGTAGTCACCCTTGCCCGCCAGCGTCGAGATGATCCCGAGATTGGCCTGATAGCCGGTCGAGAACACCATCGCGTGATCCATGTCGTAGAAATCGCGCAATGCGGCCTCGACATCGCGGTGATCGCGGAAGGTGCCGTTCAATACGCGGCTACCGGTCGTCCCCGCGCCGAAATCCTCCATCGCCTGCTTGCCTGCGGCGATGACATCATCGTCGAAGGTCATGCCCATGTAGTTGTAGGTACCGAGCAGGATCGTGTCGCGCCCGTTGCAGATGGCGCGGGTGGGCGAAAGCACCTTTTCCATCACGAGATTGAACGGATCTTCCACCCCGGCGGCCAGCAGTTGCTCGCGGGTCTGAATGATCGGATCGAACTTCGCCAGCAGATCAACCGGCTGCGATGCAGTGTCAGTCATAGTGGTCGCCATTATCAGCTATCCTGCAGCTTGTGCACTGCCGCCACCAATTGGCCCCAGGTTTCGATCTCGGCCTGCTGGTTCATCGAGATGATGATATCGAATTCATCCTCGATCGCGGCGACGAAATCCATCACTGTCAGGCTGTCAAACTCAAGATCACCGGCAAAGGTGGTCGCGTCCTCGATGGCGATGCCTTTCTTGTTGAAGGGCTCGACCAGAGTGCGGATGGATGCGTCGACTTCGGCGGGGGTCAT